CGGTACGTTGTCTGAAACCTGAGACGGAGAGCCCACCAGGCTTGCGCCTTGGCGTTGGCGAAATAGTCCTTATTCAGCCGCTTCTTGACCATCTCGCCGTCTGGATCGTAGACAGCGCCGGAGCCGCGGAATGGCTCGTCTCTAACCTGACTCTTCCCGACTGCCTTACGGTTCTCGTTGATCGTGCGCGCATCGCCACGGACGCCAGCGCCGAGGCCGTCAGCGTCGTAGTCGAAGGTCTCGTAACCTTGGTCCTCACAGATTCCGAACGCCTTGACAACGCTCTGATAGATGTCGCCGCCCTTACCGGACCACGACTTGAGGAACTCGAGCAGGAAGCCGTGACGGCCGGAGAAAGCGTTTTTATCAATGCCTTCGTCGGCAACGTCGAGCGCGCCGCGCTTCATGCCGGTCGGCTTTATGCCGAGCTTGACGTGAGCGCCTATCGCTGCCTGTACCCAAGCGGAGGGAATCAACACGCCCTCGACCGAGGCGGCATAGTTGATGTCGATTTCCTGCGCGACCGTTACCGGGTCGAGGTCGTTTACCTGCTTTGCGTACCACGCGTCGTCTTTGCGCGGGTCGTCTCGCCAATGGAAGGTGAAGACTTTGATCTTGCCGCCGTATCGCTTCTGCGCGAACGGGTTGCCCATGCCGTTGGGCGTGCTGATGTCTTGGCGGCAGTGGGTCGTTTGAGAAAGCGACGCATCCACCAGGAGGGGGCGCTCGAGAAACGCGGCCTCGTCGACGAAGTAGAAACTGGCACGGTCACCGCGGCCGATGCCGTCGCCCGACTCTCCGGTCATTACAGACTCGGTATCGGGAAACAGGATGCGCATATGCGGCGCATGCTTCGAGCGGTCCCACGTGCCGCGGAACTCCGGAGGGAGCAGGGATACGAACGTGCGCGCCTTCTCGAAAAGTGACTTGGGAGCGCCGATCTTGTCGACGTATTCCTCTTTGCGCGAACCGAAGCCGACTACGACGCCATGGTTGAAGAGGCAGATCGTCGAGCCGGTGCCCACGGTGAGCCACGACATACCCATCTCGCGCGTCTTCTCGGTGAGACCCGGCTCTTGACTGTGCCAGCGCTCCAAAAAGAACTCGATCCACTCTTCCTGCTTTGGAAACAGCAGAAACGGGATAGCGGTCGGAAGTCCGCGCTCTACGTTGCGCGGGTCGAAGGTCATCCCCCAATCAATGATGAATTGTCCGGGGTGATCCTTGTAGAACAGGTTGAACGCCGGCAGTGTTTCCGGGTTCGCTCGAATGCGGTTTAGCCGCTCAGCCCGCCACTCGAAGACCTGGGAGTAGTCAGGCTTCTTGAAGTCGAACGGGAATGGAATCGGCATCTCAACTGCGAGCCCTCATCATCTCCTGATAGACGCGCGCCGCCTCTATCGGGTCCTTCGAGAACTGCTGCGCGACCGGCTCAGGGTCCGCAGGGCCGCCGCCCTTGCCATCCGTCTCCAGCCCCCAGGCTTCGCGCTCCAGGGTCACGAGCGTCTTGAGCATGTCGCTAAGCGCCTTGCCCGAGGTGATCCGCGATGGCAGGTTGACGACCTTGGCAACGGCGATGTCGAGCGCAACGCCCGAGTCCGGGTCGCGTTGCTCAAGCAGCTCGCGCAGCTCGTCAATGATCGTCTCTTCGCCGGTTATCGCCTCAAGCTCGCCTAGCATCTTGAGAGCCAGGCCGCGTGCGCGGCGGATGTCGGCCCGGTGAGAGAGCCTTACGCCTGCTATGGCCTCTGCGTTGGCCTCTACGATGAGCCGCTCAGTTGCCACGGTTGCCGGCGTCTCAGTGGCAACCTGACTGGCAACTGCCTGCTTGGCAACCAACGCGTCGGCCTTCGCTTGGATCTTCGCGGCTAGATCACGTGTCCAGCCATCACGCTTGGCGCGCTTCTGAATGGCTGTATGGCTGATGCCATGGGCTGAGGCCATCTCACGCTGCGACAGCACGCCGGCCCGATAGTCCGCCTCTACGCGTTCCCAGTCGGTCGCGCGGGTTGTCGGTGCATCGGTCATGGTGTCACTCGAATAGATCCCCGCGAGCCGGCCAAATGCTATGAATAAGCTGGTTTGTGTGCCGTGCGGGGAAATGAAAAAGGCCCGCTTTTTAGGGCGGGCCTTGTCTGCAGGCGAGCAACTAGCCCACCTAAGTCGGGCACTGTATGGAGGCAACTCCCACAATGCAACTATTACCTGAAAGTTTTACAACACTCCCTTCGGGTCCTTCAACCAGCAAGCGACCTCGACAGGACCCTGATTCACATACCGCATGGCGTAGAGCGAGGCGCGTTTGCCCTTCGGCTTGAACTGGCGCTCCGCCCATCTGATCAGGCGCTTCACCACGACGGCGTCACTCTCGGGAACCTTCGCGTTGAGCAGTGCGAACTGGCGCAGGCGATCGGTGTAGCGCTTCGGCAGGCGGACTGTGATCTCTTCCGCTCCGCGGACTATCACGGGCGCGGGCGCGTGCTTCGGGCCGGCAGTGGTCCACGGAGCTGGGTCGGCCTTCGCGCCTTCCGGCGCATTGCTTGTCATGCGCAGCACTCGGCCGGTGCCATCGAGAAGGGCCACGCCCTTGACGGTCCCGAATCCTGCGGCGGGCGCCGTGAAGGTGATGCGGTGTCTATTCGTGTAAACCCGCTTCGCTCGTTTCTTCGCTTTCGTCATGTCTCTCCCTCGGTTGATTACCCTACGATCCCGTAATTGCGCAGCGAGGTTTCCGCAGCGCTCCAGGCGGCCGGCTCGACGCCTTGAATAGCCCCGCCGTTTTTGTCGGCCTTCGCGCCCTTCAACCAGGCGCGGATGGTCGCGTGATGGTTCCCGACTGTGTTCACGTGAAGGCGGGTGCGGGCCGCGATGTCCGGCATTGTGATGGTTTCGCCGTAAATCTTGCGGACGATGGCCGAGCGCAGGGCGTAGGCCACATTGATCGGGATGTACGTCGTTGCGTACTGGCATATCGTGTCGATGGCGATAGCCCATTCATGGTTGTCCGCGTGGCCCTTGCAGCATGCGCGGCGGCATGAGCACGGCTTGGAGCGGGGCGCCACGTCGGCGGTCATCACTGCGACAGCCAGGGGGCCGTGTGTCCCGACGATATTCAGGATCATCCCGGCCTGCGCGGCACCATCGAGGCCGGCGAGCTCTCGCTTCCCCGTTGTGGTGTCGGTCATCCGGCTTTGGACCGGCCGGCAGGGGTTGCCGTCACGGGTGACTGCGAAGCGCATGGCCGCGCGGGCGCTGCCAAACAGCGGCGTCGGTTCTGTGTATGTGAGCTCTTCCGCGAGTGCTGTGTTCATGCTGCGTCCTTCCCTTCGAATATTGCGCCGTCGATGTCGAGCTCGAGCCGATCGGTTCTGACTGGCCGGGGCGGCTTGCCCGAGCGGTCTTCGACCATGTGGTATTTGTCGTCGATGAGGCTGACGACGCGAGCGTGGAAGACGTGCTTGCTGTACGTCGAGACGAACTTCACGGCCTGCCCCTGGAGGAATCGCCTCATGCCGCGGCGCCGGAGCGGGGTTTGTTGCGCTCGACTTCGATGACCCGTACGCCGTACTCAATTTCGAACATTTTGGCCTTGAGAACGTATGTCGGGTTTTTTCGAGTGATCGCTGACTTGGCGTCTTCCACGAACATTCGCTCGCCGCGCCAATAACAAAAATCGGCTTCGAAGCCTGCGACTCGGATGGTCTGGCCGCTCGGGTTGGTCGAGTGCAGGCCGAATGGAACGTGGACCTGCAGGTCTCGTATCTGCCCGGCGCGCTGCATGAGCAGCAGCTCACCGTAGCGCTGCATTTCAAATTTTGAGTCGAAGTCGATCCCGTTGAACTTGCACGGCTCGTTCCCGTACTTCCGGCGCTCCTGCGCTTTACGGATCGTCTCGGCTTCGTCTGACCGTGAGGTTACCTCGCCCATGCGCCGGCGCACGTCGGCCGGGAGCTCGCGGATATCCTTGATGCGGTAGCTCATGACTCACCCGCCACGCGCTGGCCGAACAGTCTGCGATACCAGCGGGGTTTGTACATCGACGCGTCAGGACCGCAAGCGCCCCCTGGCGCGCGCATCGCCCCGAGGTTGGGACAAATCGGGCTGGTACGGATGCTACCGTCATAGATATTGCGGAAGCGACGAAGAGGCGTCTTGTCGGCAGTGCAAACCGAGATGTCGCCCCAGTGGAATTTGCAACCCCTACAGCTTTTCATCGTCCCATCACCGTGCGCTCGATGGTTGTGGCGCTTACCTTGTGCAGTGCGGCGAGCTGCCGATAGATGACGGTCTTCGTGCCGCCGGCCTCGACATAGGCCTTGACGGCCTCCCGAATTTTCTGGCGGGTCGGATAGTCGAGCGAGTTCAGGCGCCCGGATCTGACGGTGCCTGTCTTGATCTTGCTCATGGCGTCTTTCCCATTTCCTTCGCGATATGTGCCTCGCGTTCTTCGAGGCTCTCGAAGGTCCGCGCCTTGACTTCGATGACTTCGCCGTGGTCGAACTCAACCACGTCGATATCGACTTGCTTGCCGCCATAAAACTCGAAGTAGTTCATGCTGCCGCCCTGTGTTCCTGGCTTGCGCGCGTCCTCAACTGGGCACTGCGACGCGCGCCGATGAGATTCGCGTATGTGCTGTTTTCCAGCTTCGTGACCCAACGGAGGTTTTCCCGGTGATAGCCGACGTGCGATTTGATCCGGTCCAGGCTGCAGCGGGTCTTGCTGTAGCCGTGTGCCAGCGCCCATTCGCGGAAGTCCTGCCAGTCGAAGAATCCGCAGTCCATGCCGAGCCAGATCGGCAGGCCCTTGCGGCCTGACTTGATGTGGCCGTTGATTCGGTCGTGGAGATTCGTCCAAGACTTGTACAACCGGATCACGCGGCGCCTATCGTTGCGCGTGGTCCATCGGCAGAGGGCGCGGACTACAGGCATGGCTTAGAACCAGTACCCGAGGAAGGATCCCAGCGGCACGAAGAAGATTCCGACGAGGCGCAAGACGAGCAGCGGTGTGACGTGGTCGAAGCTCGAATTCGCGATTTTGGCGATGTCCATGCACCAGCCGATCCCGACAGCCAGGATGAGGGCGAGATAGAACAAGCCCACGATCGCACTGGCGTCGGTGCTGCCTTTCTGAGATTTCATGTCAACTCCAGTTCGATAGTTGCGGCCGATTCGGCCTTTGGGGATGCGGAGAACGGCGCGGCGTCTGCCTCGCACAGCCAGCGAGCGGCCGACTTGCGCGCGCGGCGACCAAGCACGACAGCGCCTTTCCACGGGTCGATGGGCCGGTGGAATGCGATGAATGCTTTTTCCTCGGCGGCATCGCTCTGCGGGGCGGGATAGACCTTGACTTGCAACACGGTGTAGCGACCGTCTTCAGAGACTTCGACGCTTTCACCCTCGCGGCGCACGAAGTTCATTGGCGCTCCGTGATGCGCGTGAGCAGTGCGGCGACGCTCTTCGGCCCATGGAGTCGCGGGCCGGTGCCTGAGTAGGCGATCTGCGGCAGTTCCTCGCGCACGTCTTCGGCGTCCTGCAGGTTCTCGAATGCTTCGTTGAAGCGCTTTTCGAGAAAGTGCGTTTTATCCTGTTCGCTCATGCCGATGGCGCGATAGCCGCCGATGCCGGCAACAGCGCGGTCGACTAGGTCGTTGACGACAACTCCGCCCCGGCCGTAAGCGCTGGCCCGCACGGCGGCCAGGACCTTGGCCCATGACTCACTAGCGGTCGGGCGCCCGGCTTTGCGCAGTTGCTCGAAGTGATACGGCGACGGCATGAATTCGACGCTGCGCGCGAGCTGCGCGGAAGCGGCCTTGAAGTCGTCCAGCGACCAGCCTTGCATGGCCTGCCACCAGATTTCGTAGGCTTCCTTCGTCAGTTTCGCGCCCGGCTTGATGGCGGAGAGCCCCATCAGTTGAGCGGTGAAATCGGGCTTGTCACTGGGCCGCACGAGAGCTTTCCTCCAGCCAAGCGCGGCCGGCGTCGATGTTTGAATCCTGGGTACGCTCAGCTTTTGTGCGCGGCGGGTCCCAAGGCAGCAGGAATGGTTTGTCGGGGCCGAGGAATGTCGCGGCCTGCTTCACGTAGGGCGTGCCGGTGTCTCCGGTCGCGTCGCAGTACGCGGCATAGCGCTTAGCGCCCGCGATGAACTGGTCCGGCGTGTGGCCTTCACCCATGCGGGCATTCGCCGCCCTGAGAGCTTTCGGGTAACCCTTGTCCCCGGAGCGATCGGGGTAGACGAGTTTGAAGTCGAGAAACCACTCGGGGTCGATGGTTCCTCGTGGAACCTTCAAGACGGCAAGCGAGCGGCCGATGGGTGGCGTCGCAGACGCCGTAGGTTCTTCCTGCTCCTGCTCCTGCTCCTGCTCCTGCTCCTGCTCCTGCTCCTGACTTCGATGGGGCTCCGAAGGCCCTTCGAAGGAGGATGCAACTTTGAGGGCTGATGACCGAGCCTGCCGCATGTGAAACGGTCCGGCGTAACGATCGTAAAATGCTTGTAGAAAAGGGTTATCGGGCAATGCGTCGTAGTCGCTCTGTATACCTAAGCAGCGCTTGTCGCCGGCCGAGAGCTGCTTGCCAATCTGCCAAGCAGCCATCTCGCGCACCCAAACCATCTCTGTTGCCGCGTCGTAGTCGCAAAAATGGGCTTCGATGCACCTAACAAGGCCCTTGGAAGCCCCTTCTATGGGCAATCCAGTTTCGTGCGCCAGGAACAATTTCGGTAAGTAATACAGGCCAAGCATGTTGGCGTGCGGACCGGTCATCAGGTAGAAGCCGACAATCTGCGCATCACGACCGGAAGCGCGAATAGCCTTCCCCGTCGTCCCGATCCAGAACTGCGGGGATACTTTCGCGTAGTCCCTCATGCGAACCAGCCGCAGACGATGGAGGCGGCAGTGCCGACGATGATCGACACGACGATGAAGGCCCAGGCCTTCTCGCCAGTCGGTAAAGGTTTCTCCCCTGGATGTAAAAACGCGGAGCGCCCCGGGCAATTCCGGTGACGCTCCGCCAAGAACCGCCCGCGGGGGTCTAAACCGCGTGCGGATGTCTCCCGAGGGAGGGCGGGAGCCAAATTTCGTGGAGTCAATATGTTCATGAAACTATTTTTACGGGACCGTCGACCCTTACAATCTTTCGTTCAGCTTTCTGAAATTCGATTTACTGTGACCTAAGTCCGTCGCAGCGCACTGTGATGGGGCGTATCGTCTGATTTGAGAGACATATTCCGAGCGACCGGGCTGGCGGGCCCCTGAGGTCGCCTCAGAACCCCCCCCCACCGCCAACATTCTTTTAGGGATTAAGTCGCAATGCCAACTGATATGGATATTCAACTGTTAGATTCCGTTGCAAATGAAAAACAAACAGTTGAGTCAGGGTCGAATACAAATAGGTCTGGAGTTCGGGCGCGCAAATTGCTGGCTCGCAACCCTCAACCGCACTTGCGGTTGGTAGTTGTTAATGAGGAGCCGCGCAAATGCGCCCAATCAACATCAGACCGGAGCTCTTCGCAGGTCACGCTGGAGTCAGACTCCCGATCGATAGCGATCGCGAGCGACTCGCCACAGGACCGATCCCCGTATGCGATGTTGCGGAGGTGGCCGGCCGTCGTACCGCATCGCTTGGCGAACTCGTCGCGCTCGAGCAGTGACATGGTTTTTAAGAAAGATTTGAGTTCCATGCCCGATTATCACCATGAGGTGATAGATTCGCAAGCACCAAATGGAGAATTCACCAATTGGTGCATGCCGCGAGACAATGGCGGCATGGAAAACAGCGCAGCAGAAACACGTCGCGAGAACCTGCGACGCCTAATAGAGAGGGATTTCGGCAGCAACCAATCGGAGTTTGCGCGCGAGTACTTTGGCGCGGACCACCCGCAGCCGCACTACATCAGCGGACTTCTCAAAGGCTCCAAGTCCTTTGGGGAGAAAACCGCGAGGAAGGCGGAGCTGGCGGCCGGGCTTCTCCCGCGGGAGCTCGATACTCCGAACAGCCCGCTCAGGCTGGATCCGTCTCGCGCCAGCGCAGTAAGGCATGAGCTCCAGGCAGAGTTCGACGATCTCGAAAAGGATTTGGAGCTGCAGCGTGAGGTGCTCTCGGCCGTGAGACAGATTAAGGCGCGCTATCGCGTCACGCGGCGCAAAGCCGGCTAATAATGAGAATTGCCGCGCATGGGAGGCGGGGAATTGCAGCTGCAATCTCCGCGCTCCTGTGCGCCGGCTCACTGCACGCCGTAACGCCAGATCGGGCCGTCAGGATTGCCCTGGCGTTCGAAGCCCCTAGGGATCCGAGCAGCCTAGGCGGCGGCCCGCGATTCGTCACGGGGAATACCGTCCCGGCGAATCTCATCATCACGATCCTATTCACCAAAGAACCGTGCCCCCTTCCGATTGAGGGCGCGGCCGGCATGCTTCGCGCCTGGCAAGCCCTCGCCGCATACCAGGTCGGATGCTGGTATCCGACGGTGGACGACCTTTACGTGACGATCGACGGTCTCGGGAACGCCCGCGCGAGCGGCGCCTATTGGGAAATCTACCCTCGGGCGCTCCTGCACCCGGACGGCAGCGCGACCATCACCGAACAGAACTACGACAGCGCCACCTTCATCCAAAAGGTCGCGAACGAAAAAGCGATGGGGATCTTCTCCCGCATGCACGAGAAGCCGTAATACCTAGCCTTTAGCGCTATCACCATTTGGTGTTGACAGCTATCACCGCACGATGATAGCCTCTCTCCCATCAAGCACGCATTCGCGGGCAGACGGGAGAAGACGATGCGCAGGTCTAACGGGTTTCCTTCCTTCGAAGATCAGGGCTTCGGCCGTGGAGTGATCCACGCTCCCGCGCCCGCTCTCTGCACTGAGTGCAGCACGGCAGCTCCCGAGTCGGGCGCCGACCAATGCACCGGCTGCCTGGCCGCGATCGCCGCTGAGGACGCGCCGCGCGCCGTCAGCACGGCGATGGTCACTAACAAGACTGGCGCATACCTGCGCTTCCACGCCGACATGGAGCACGACGCCGAGCCCCCGAAGGTGAAGGCCGAAACGTTCCTCGACGTGTTGATTGACGTTGCGGCTGCCGGCGGATTCGAGAACATCAAGTTTCATCCGGCGATGACCCTCGGGGAAGTCGGTCTCATCTGCCAGAGGCTCTCCACCAACACGCACGAGATCGAGGCGCGCTCCAGATGGATCAACGGAAAGCTCGTTGTGGCCCTGCACTGCGAGTTGCGCCCCGAGGGCCTCGATGCGATCTTGCGCGCCGGTAGCGATGCGCCCCTGTCGTCCCTGCTGCGGCAGCAAGCGTCATGAGCGCCGTAATGCAAGACCGCGCGGTCGTGACTCTGCCGGTCGCAGAGCAGCAGTCGGATGCGCTTCTCGTCATGATCGAGCGCGCGCTGTCCAATCCTGACATTCAGGTCGACAAGCTCGATTTGCTGGTCAATATGCGGATGAAGTGGGACGCCGAGCAGCGGCGTAACGCTAAAGAGGATGCTGCCGAGCAGGCCCGCAAGGACTTTATCGCCGCGATGGTCGAGTTTAAGAAGCTCGTTCCCGCGATCCTCAAAGACAAGCACGTCGAGTTCAACACGACGAAAGGCGTGACGAGCTACGACCATGCAACCATCGGCGCCGTTTGTGATGCGGTGATTCCGGCTCTCGCATCCTGCGGCCTGACGCACTCATGGGAGCGTGAGCAGACAGGCCGCGTCATTCGCGTGACCTGCGCACTGGAGCATGTCGGCGGGCACAAGAAAACATCTTACATGGAGTCCTTTCCCGAGGATTCCGGCACGAAGAACGCGCTGCAGGCCGATCGCTCCGCAACAACCTACATGGAGCGTTACACGCTTCTCGACGTGTGCGGCGTCGCGACCAAGGGGATGCCCGACGATGACGCCCGCTCGACCGGTGGCGAGCCCGCTGCGGCCATCAAGGCGAAAGAAGAGATCAAGGTCCCGCCCGGCTATGTCGAATGGGCCGACAATCTCCGCGCCGTTTGCGACGAGGGTCGCGCCAGGCTGATGGAGGTTTGGAAGGCGGCAGACATGACATTCCGCTCCCACATGACCAAGCACGAGTCGGTGCGTTGGGATGGGATGAAGAAGCTCGCGGAAGGCGTGTCCAAAAAGCTGGCCGAAGGGGTGAAGTCATGAGCCGTTTTACAATCTGCACAGCGGAGCAAAGAAGCGCCGCCTGGTATCAGGCCCGCCTCGGCCGCGCCACGGGATCGAAGGCCGCGACGATTCTCGCGAAGGGAAAGACGGCCAACGAGGAAGCGAAGACGCGCCGCGACTACCGCGTACAGCTCGCAATCGAGCTACTGACGGGCGCCCCCGACGAGGACGGCACCTACCAGTCCGCCGACATGAAGCGCGGCGTCGAGCTCGAGCCGGCCGCGATCGCCGCGTACGAGTCCTTCCGGGGCGAGATCACGCGTCGGACGGGCTTCCTCTCCATGACTGACATCATGGCCGGCTGCTCGCTCGACTTCGACCTGAACGACCTCGAAGGCTTCGCGGAAATCAAGTGCCCGAAGGCGGCGATTCACGTCGAATACATCGAAGAGAACCGCGTCCCGCCCGCGTACGAGAAGCAGATCCTTCACAACTTTTGGGTGTCGGGCGCGAAGTGGTGCGACTTCGTCAGCTACAACGCCCTGGTCCCCGAGCACCTGCAGTTGTTTGTCATCCGCGTCAAGCGCGATGAGGCGGCAATCGCCGCATACGAGATCGCCGTCAAGCGATTCCTGGCCGAAGTCTCCCTAACAGCGAAGAAGTTTCGCGAAATGAAGGTGTCAGCGTGAACACGAAAAAGAAAACATCAAGGTCTGTTGCGCTTCTCCCCGTGGCTGATCGGGCCGTTGCGGCTCTCGGCATGCAGAAGCGCGAGACGGAGCTGATCGCGCTTGCGGCAGCGACTTGGGACATCATCGAAATTACGAACGACGACGGGTACGAGCAGGTCAAGGCGGCGCGGATCGCTCTGAAGAACGAGCGCGTAGAGATCCAGAAGACCGGGAAGGCCGCTCGCAATGACGCGACGAAATTCTCGGCAGCGGTCATCGCCGAAGAGAAGCGCCTGATTGCGCTGATCGAGCCCGAGGAAACGCGCCTGAGCGTGCTGGAAGACGACCACGCCGCGAAGGTCGAGCGGGAGCGACAGGCGGCAGTCGACGCTGAGATCGACCGGCAGGCGCGGCTACAGAAGCGCGTCGACGACCTTCGCGCATTGCCGAATGGCTTGGCGCTGAAGACGGCGGCCGAAGTCCAGGTAAAACTCGACGCGGCGCGCGCGATCGTGGTCGACGAGACCTTCGAGGATAAGCAGGAGCTCGCCGCGGAGGCGCTCCAAACCTCAATCATGGCGCTCGTCGGCATTCAGTCCGAGCGTGTCGCAGCCGAGGCCGAGGCCGCCCGTATCAAGCAGCAGCTCGCCGAGCTGGCTCAGTTGAAGGCCGATGCGGCGAAGCGAGACGCCGAGGAAAAGGAGCGCGAGCGACAGGCCCAGGTTGCCCGCGACGAGGAGACGGCTCGCCACGCCGCGCAACTCAAGCGGCAGCAGGCCGACGCGGCGAAGGAAGCAGCAGACCGGCAGGCGATAATCGATGCCAACAACGCCCGCATAGCGGCCGAGCAGAAGGCAGCGCAAGACAAGCTCGACGCCGAGGCGAAGCGCCAGGCGGATGAGCGGGCCGAGATCGCCCGAGCGCAGGAAGCGGAGCGCGCCCGTCTCGCCGCTGAGGCGCAGCGCCAAATCGACGCGCAGGCCGAGATTGACCGGCAACAGGAGGCATTGCGCAAGGCGGCGGAGCCCGCCGCTGTCTGGACGCCGCCCACGCCGCCGCCTCTCGTGGTCCACAACGTATTCGTCGGAAACGAGACCGCAGTTTCGGCCGAGAACGAGCCGGGTTGCCCGTGCCACGGGCTGGAACGCGAGGGCGATACCTGCCGCGATATCTGCAAAGCGCAAACAGCCGTCGAGACCTCGGCCGTCACGCCGATCACTGACGCTCCGCTTGTCAGCGCTACCGAGATGTTCACGTCTCCGACGCGCAACGAAATCCTCGGCGTTATCGCTAATTTCTTCGGGGTAGAAACTGACACCGCGCTCGACTGGCTTTCGCAATACGACTGGCGCGCTGCGCTGGCTGAGGCGGCGTAAATGGCATCGCTGAACAGAGTTGAACTCATCGGCCATCTAGGCGCGGACCCCGAGTCCCGCGCGATGCCCTCGGGAAAGGCGGTTGCTAACTTGCGCATGGCGACGACGGAGAAATGGAAGGACAAGACCACAGGGGAGAAGAAAGAGGCAACAGAGTGGCATCGGGTCGTGTACTTCGGGCGCATTGCCGAAATCTGCACGGAGTACCTCACCAAAGGCGACATGATCCGCGTGACGGGCAAACTGCGAACGCAGAAGTACACCGACAAGCAGGGAGTCGAGAAGTATTCAACCGAGATCGTCGGCGACGAAATGATGATGTTGATTACGAGGGGGCGCGTGGCCGGCGGGCAGACGGCTCGCCAGGCGGAGAGGCCGACTCAGGGGCGGGACGCGGTTAGAACGGGCGCGGCGCCTGATGACTTCGACGACGATATCCCCTTCTAGAATGAAGATCGAACTCTACAAAATGGGGCAGGGGTTCCTGCCCGCGAGCGAGGAAGCCGAGAGGGTCCACGCTCGTATGTCGCCGGGTGAGCTGGCGTGGGTTAAGGTTCTGCGGATACGAGATCCGATCTCGCATCGGCGATACTGGCGGCTTATGACGATGTGCGCCGAGAACTGCGAACGGATCGAGCTTCCCTACAACAGCGTCATGCTCGTCAAAAATAAACACGACGTGCATACGGCGGTGAAGCTGTGCGCCGGCCTTTGCGACACGATCTTCGATGCATTCGGAAAGCCAGCTTTCCAAATTCCTTGGAGCACGGACTTCGACAGCATGACGGCCGACGAGTGGGGAGATTTCCTGCCCCGCGCGCACGACGTTGTGATGGAGCGAATTTTGCCGGGCGTCACGCTTCCGCAGATTGCCCACGAAATGCAACGTTGCATGGGGATAGCCGCTTGAACCTGCGCCTTTACGCCAAAGGCAAGCCCTGCATGATCCGGCTCGTCGGAATATGCAACCGCGACAACTCGACGACGGTGCTCTGTCACGAGCGAGTAATCGACTTGTCGGGCGCTGGACTCAAGGCGCCAGACTTTTTTGCAGCGTGGGGATGTTCATGCTGTCACGCCGTTGTCGACGGCCGGGTTGAATCTAACTTGACGTACGACCAGCGGCGCCTGGCGTTGAGCGACGGCGTGCGCAGCACTCAAGTATGCGTGATGAACGCCGGATTCGTCGTCGTCGCAAACGAGCGCGAGCCGCGCCGGGAGAAGCTTTTGAAGATCGTTCCACGGAGGCTTGGATGAGCGCGCCCGCCCTAGTTACCTTGGCCGCATGGGGGCAAGCCCGCTACGGCGAGCATGTTCCGACCATCTTCACGTTGCGCCGTTGGGTGAAGGACGGGTATATATTTCCCGCGCCAGAGAAACACGGGCGCACGTTTTATGTTCGCGCCGACGCGCAGTACATGAAGCCAAACGACAGCCGGCGCGTGGAAGTGATCGAATCGCCAGCCAACTCCAGCAACAGACTTATACGGTCTATGTATGTCTCCAAGGCGACGTGATTCTAAGAGGCGCGATTGGCCTACCGGCCTCCGGTGCCGGGATGGCTACTATTCGTGGGTCAATCCGGTGACCAAAAAGGACATGGGGATTGGCCGGGACAAGGATGCGGCATTCAATCAAGCGATCGAGGCAAATCTTCACGTCAAGGGCCTCGATAAGAAATCCCGTCTCGTCGATCGCATCAGCGGAACCGGCGAGGGGAAGACCGTCAAGGAATGGTCCGAGAAGTTCGACGAGCTGCTCAAAAAGCGCGGGCTGGCGGAGTCGACGCTGAGCCAGTACGCAAGCAACCTGCGACGCATGCGGAGCGAGTTTGGCGACGAGACGAAGATCCGCTCAATCACGGCGCTCATGGTGTCCGACAAGATCGAGGCAATCGAGAACGTGACGCCGAAGGCCGCTCAAAAGCTCCGCGGGTTCCTGCATGACTCGTTCCGTGAGGCGAAGATACTCGGCTGGGTCGACGAGAACCCTGTCCGTGATATCCGCATGCGCCGCCACGCGGTGAAACGCTCGCGCCTTACCTTCGAGGTTTTCACGTCGGTCTATCAGCGCACGGAGTTCGCCTGGCTGAAGAACGCCATGGCGCTTGCGCTGGTGAGCGGCCAGGCCCGCGACAACATTGCCGGCGCGGTCTACTCCGATTTCCGCGAGGGCGGCTGGTGGGTCGTGCGCGGCAAGACCGACGCTCGCATCTTCCTCCCGCTCGAGCTCAGGCTCGGCGTGTTCGGGCTGAGCCTTGGGGACGCTCTGAAGCAGTGCCGCGCCACGCGGGTACTGAGCAAGCACCTGATCCACCAGACCATCAGCCGCGCCCACAGCGCTCTCGGTAAGCCCCTGCGGGCTTCCCGTCTCACCAAGGCATTCGCGGAAGAGATCGCCGCCCTCGGGATCGATTGGGCCGACAAGACGCCGCCGTCGTTCCATGAGATTCGCAGCCTCAGCGAGCGACTGTACAAGGCGCAAGGGGGCATCAATACGCAGGCCCTACTCGGGCACAAGAACGCCAAGATGACCGAGCTTTACGACGACGCGCGCGGCTCATGGGTGCGCCTGAAGGTGCCGGGATGATTCGTTATAAGGGAGGCGTAACGGAGACATTCGGGAGAGCGCGGAAAATGTCTTTATTAATCAACGCCTATGAGCGATGCCCTATCATGTCGCAGAATAGGGGGCCGTCGCCTAGTTTCCCCCTAGAAAACATAATTTTATCTGATGTTTCGGGCGCTCCAGAAACATCAAGAAACATCACATCACGCGACAATAAGATCAAAAGGTTAGCGGCGCATTCGGGAGGGGATGTTGCCGGTTGCGTCGGCCGCGATTCTTCCACCGATCACGCGCCTCCGACGCTTCCTTGCATTGAAGCATGGCACGCCCGCGCGAGCCGCGCCATTGAGCGCGTCGTCGACCTGGCGGTGAGCGCATGAGCCATCCCGCGGCAATGCTCACCGACGCGCTGGTCACCAATATCCGCACCTCGCGCTATACGGATTCGCACTGGGCTCGAGTCCTTCGCCTGCATCCGCACACGATCCGCAATGCCCGTGTCGGGCTGACCTATAGCCACGTCCTGACGCCGCCCGACGCCGCGCCTCGAGACGGTAACGGCCGCGGCCAGAAACCCCAGGCCCAGCCCGCTCGCGTGCGCCGAGTCTATTTCGACGATCAACCCACCCAAGGAATCTGAAATGAAAGCAGCTATCACGCTCGCCCTGCTCCTGTCCTGCTCAGTCGCCCACGCCGCGACGATCGAACTTCTGAACCCGACTGCTCGCCAAGTCGTCGGGGTGCAGTGTGGCACGCCCATTCCCGTTCCGATCGCAGCCGGCTTCAGTCAGCCAGGCGACTACGTCAAAGCGGTGTTCGTTGGATTCGACTCTTGCAGCCTGGGAGGCCGAGCGCATCTCACGAAACGCTATTACGGGTGTGCAGTGGTCCGCTGGGATCTGACGGGCTACATGATTGACGTAGTGCAGTTCCCCGCTAATGCTGACCACAGCTGCACCGTTCCGCCTAACACGCTGTATCCGGCCCCACAAGGGTACGCGGCCAGCATTGAGCCGGATGCGTACGGCGTGTTGTACGTGTACCTCACGACGCCGTAACTGATCATGGCCGATGACCGCCTCGCTTTACAGGAGAAAACAATGAACGAACGAACTTGGATTGACCCGCGTTGCGACCGCTCCAAGTGGCCAGCCGGGGCGTGGGATGGCGAGCCGGACAAGGTCCAGTGGAAGGACGCGGGCACAGGGCTAGCCTGCCTCGCCAAGCGTCATCAGCGCTCAGGCCACTGGTGCGGCTATGTAGGCGTCGCACCAGATCACCCGTGGCACGGCAAGGGCTATGACGCTCTGCCCGACTATGGCCCTAGCGTTCACGGTGGGCTGACGTTTGCGGCCGACTGTCAAGAGGGGCCGCCAGAGGAGACTGTTTGCCACATCCCAGATCCGGGCGAGCCCGAACATCTGTGGTGGTTCGGTTTCGACTGCGCCCATAGCGGAGACCGCTCGCCGCAGGATGAAGTCTATGCACGGGATCGCGGACACCCGTTCACCCGAAGCATGGACGAAACCTACAAGGCTCTCGGCTACGTCCGCGCAGAGTGCGGAAGGCTCGCGGCGCAGGTGAAGGAGTTGCGCTGTGACGAGTGAAGCGCTCACCACTGATTCGAGCCTCTGCCCATACCACGGTTCGGCGTACTCCAATGATTGCGTCTGTTGTGGGTCCGCCATGTATGGCAACCGACAGAAGCGGCTCGAAGCTGTTGATCCAGATGCGGCGCGAGACCTGCAGCAAGACGAGGAGATGCGGCGATGACCGAGACGCTCCCTGCAGATCCGAGCCGCTTTCGGTGGCTAAAGAATTTCGGGATTTTGGCCGCTGGGTGCGCAGTCATCCTACTAGTCTCCCGCGTCTTGTTCCCGAAAGAGGACTGGGCGTATTGGGTTTTCCTCTGTGTCGTTTCATTCGCATGGGGCGGTATCTGCCCGAGGTTTTCCCGATGAGTGAGCTACTCACCGAAGATACGAGCCCTTGGGCTGACGGCGATATCCCGCCCTCGTGGACCAACTGCATGGTGAGAGCCCTGCTCTCTCGGAGCGGCGCCCAGACATTCGAGTGCACCGTTAGACGCGCCAAAGATGGAAATCTTTACGGCGAAGGCGCTCAGCGGGTCTACGGAACCGTTCTGTCTTGGAGGGCAACATGAGTCCGGTCACATCGGAAACGAGAATCCCAACCCATCAGTGCAAGCGGTGCGGAGCGCTATGGATTAAATGGCCGCCAGGAACTCCAGTCGTCGGCGAGTCGTGGTCACTTGCCTCCCCATCGTGCGGCAAGTGCT